CCGACAACACTGAACTGAAGCGTCTGGCCGAGGCTGCACCGAAAGTGCGGGACCCATTGAAAACCAGAGCCCACGGCAAAGTCCGGGATGCGATTTTGTCAGGAAATCTTGTGCGGCCATCAATTTGCGAAAAGTGCGGAGACGAGCCAGGAGCGGGCGTAGATGGGCGATCCCTGATCCAGGGTCACCACCACAAAGGGTATGACAGGCCTTTGGATGTGGAATGGCTATGCGCTCGTTGCCACCGGATGGAAACCCCTTTCAATCCTCGACGCGGTGACGCTGTGAAGGTCGGGAAGCTGACGCTGGATGCCGTCCTGGATATCAGAACAAAGCGCATGTCTCAGCGCCAATTTGCAGCGCTGTATGGCGTTGTGCAGACCGCAGTTCAGCAGGTACAGACCAGAAGGACTTGGGATCATGTGTGAAGAATGCAAGAAACAAATCGCGGCCCTGATCGCCGAGAACGAGCGGCTGACAAATCGTCTTGAGGTTGATCCTCGCCACGATTACGACGGTATTTCCACGCGAGACGCGACGGTCAAGGTGTTGGATGAGCAGGTTGACCAGCTCAAGGCCGAGAACGAGCAGCTCAAGGCCGAGAACGAGCGTCTTTCCACGGAAAATAGCGAGATTGAGTCGGCGGCCATCACTTACATCGAGGACATGCAGGAAGCGCAGCGCGAAAACGCGCGCCTCACTGAGCTTTTCACGGTTGGGATGACGCTGGATGGGAATCTGCGTGTTTATGGCGATTGGCAGAGCGTTAGGAAAGCACAGGAGATTCTCGCTGAGCGCGACCAGCTACGCGCCGAAATCGCCGGCCTCAAGACCGGCTACGAAGCCTACGAGCAGGTGAATGCTGAGCTGAAGGCTGAGAACGAACGTCTTGAGCGTAACCGCGACATGTGGAAGGGCCAGGTTGAGCGGCAGGCCGAAGAGCTGACTGCGCTGCGCGAAGAAGTCACGGTGTGGAAAGACACAGTTAAGTTCAACGAGGGGTGCTGGAGCGAAGAGCGCGGGACAATGATCGACAAGCTTCAAGAGTCCAGGATGCGTATCAAGGAGCTGGATCTGCTGTTCGGTCGCTACATCCTCGCCATGCGCGCAGCGGTCATCGAGGAGGAGCATGGGCTGGGCGCAGAGGGCGCCATGATGTGGATTTACAACTCGCTGGTTGGCCCTGGAGAGCTACCTCCAGAGGGCGAGACAGACAGCCAGGCCTACTTCGACCGCGAGGTCGTCGCAGTCGATAACGGAATGCAGGAGGTAATGGCGTTCCACGAAGGCCGGCGCGCCGCCATAGGCAAGGGAGAGCATTCATGAATTTCCCGACGTTCAATCCAAAGGACATTCGGCCTTGGATGATCAAGTACCGGTTCGCGGCGCGCATATTCTGCCTGGCGATGTTGCCTGTTTCCCCATTCGTGTATGGCGCCGCCATCCTCTGGAAGAGCCGCAGCGGGTTTTCTGAAATAAAGATGCTCGCCAAGGCGGCTTTCTTGCCATGGAAGGCGAAGTCATGACAAGCCTCCAGATCCGCAACGAATCAGACCGCAACAAGGCCATGGACTACATCGCCGGCCTGGATCTGGCCAAGCCAAAGAAGCTGGCCATCACCGAAGTGGATCGCAGCGGGGAGCAGAACAAGGCGCTCCATGCGGCCCTCGCCGATATCGCCGCCAAGGTCGAGCACGCCGGGAAGAAGTGGGATGTCCTGATCTGGAAGCGCCTGTTGACGGCCGCCTGGCTGCGCGAGTCGGGCGATCAGCCGCAGATGATCCCAGCGGTAGACGGTAACGGCTTCGACGTCATCTACGAGCGCACAAGCAAGCTCACCGTCAAGCAGTGCGGCGAGTTGATTTGCTGGGTTGAGGCGTTCGGCGCCGAGCATGGCGTTAGATGGACGCAGAAAGATCACTGGGGTGGCCGATATGACTGATGAAATTTGGAAAGCTGTCGTCGGATTCGAGGGGCTTTACGAGGTATCAAGCCTTGGTCGGGTTAGGTCGCTCCCGCGGGTCATGCGTGCAAATTATGGGCCCAGGGAATACGGGGGGAAGATCCTTTCTCCGGTTGTGCGAAAGCTTGATGGTTATCTAATCGTAAGCCTTTATCGGAACTCAAAGCGCTATCAGCGAACGGTGCATGCAATTGTTATTGAGTCCTTCAAGGGGCCTGCGCCCGTGGGGATGCAGTGCTGTCACAACAACGGCGTGCGCAGCGATTGCCGAGCTGAAAACCTGCGCTGGGGCACAAGCCTCGAAAACTCAGGTGATAAAGAAGTGCATGGGACTGCACTCAAAGGAGAGAAATGCGGAAACGCAAAGCTCAATGAAGAGCAGGTGGTGGAGATTCTTTATTCATCTGAGCCACACAACATCGTTGGTGGTCGTTTTGGGGTTAGCGCGGAACTGATAGGCCTGATTCGCAATGGCAAGGCCTGGAGGCATATCGAAAGAAAGCCGGGGATGTACGCAAGGCAGGCAGCAGCCTGGATTGTCGATGGTATTTCCTACTCAACCCTAGTCCAGGCGTCGGAAGCCCTTGGGGTGGCGGTTCACGTCTTGAGATACCGGTGTAAGGGGCGTCACGCAAAAGGGAAATTCTACCCTCCGGCCGAGGGGTGCAGGTTTGTGGAGTGCAATCCATGCTGACCACCAAACAACCCAAGCCAAAGACCTGCCGCAACCCAGCATGCAGGGGCTCATTCGTCCCACAGCGCCTTGGTCAGGCGGTGTGCAGTCCTAAGTGTGCGCTGGCCGCCGTAGAGGTGCAGAAGGCGAAGGAGAAGAAGTCGCTGGCCCAGGCCGGCCGCCGGGAGATCAAGGTGCGCAAGGAAAAGCTGAAGTCTCGCGGCGACCACATGCGCGAGGCCCAGCAGGCGTTCAACGCATATATCCGTGCCCGGGACCAGGCCGCCGGTCACTCGTGCATCTCCAGCGGAAAGCCATTGGACTGGAGCGGCAACGCAGTAGATGCAGGTCATTACCGCAGCGTCGGCTCCGCGCCGCACCTGCGCTTCGATGAGCGCAACTGCCATGCCCAGAGCAAGCAGGACAACCGGTTCCTGTCTGGCAACGCAGTGGATTACCGGATCGGCCTGATCGCGCGCATTGGCCAGGAGGCGGTCGACGCCCTGGAATCCGACCAGAGCGTTCGCAAGTACACCGTGGATGAGATCAAGGCCATCAAGGCCAAATACCGGGCAATGACCAAAGAACTCAAGAAGGGGCAGGCAGCATGATCTATCGAGACGTTATTTCCGCAGTGATCCGTGCGTTGGCGTCCGAGACGATCAACAGCGCCGGCGGTTGCGACTGCACGCCAAAGGTCCAGGCCAACAAGCTGAAGGGCGAGATCGTGGGTAAGGAGGCGGCCTTCCTCACTGATTGCTGGGTGTTTGGTCGGCTTCACTCTTGCCTCGCGCCGAAACACTGGATGGCCCTGAATGCCTGCTACTCGACGCACATGGCCTCGAAGGTGGGTGCCATTGGCCGGATCGTTTCGCACGTCTCGTCGCCAGCGCCGCGCCTGTTCCTGACCAAGGCAGTCACGGCTTGGGCCTATCCGCAGTTGGGCGGAGCCGAGCGCGCGCCTGCCGGGAAGGTATCGCTCGAGGTTGATGATGATGCTCCTGCCTGGAGGAAGGCGGCGGTGGCGAAAGCTCAGAAGGCGATCAATGCCAAGCTGAGGCAGCGCCAGGAGGCTCCGTGCGAAGGGGTCATCATCTTGCCGGCCCATAACTACGACATGAACACCTGGGATCTGGACGGCACGCCCGAGCGCACCCGTCGTGACTGGCGCAGGAAGATCTTCAAGGGCCTGGATAAGCTGGTCAATGAGGCGCTTCTCGAAGCTGGCGAGATCCTGACCAAGGAGGGCGTCTTCTTCGATGACCAGGATGCAGCTTAGAGGGCCTTGACAGGGCCTGCCGGTTCGCCGATTATATGCCCATCCTGTCGTACTTGCGCATGTAGGTGATGCAAGCGACAAACAAACCCGGCCACTGCGCCGGGTTTTTTATTGCCTTAATTCTACTGCCGGTAGGTGCGCATGAAGCTGAAGACCAGAATCAACACGCTGGAGCGGGCCCGTACGGCCTGGGAAGCAGTTGCGCGACAAGTTGGCGAGACCGACTTCTCGCGCCATCCACGCACCGGCGAGTATTTGCATCCCGGTGTCGCCATGGGCTGGCGCATCCACAAAAAGAATCTGTAGTTTCACCTGTAGCCAGGACAGCTCTCGGGAAGGCCTGGACGTCGATAGACGGATAGTGCGACGCACGGATCAACACCGGCAGCCCGCGCACTCTGACCTCACAATGCTTTCAGGGTGGCGCGAGACAGGAACAGCGAGATCGATGCAAAGGGGTGTCGACGCTGGGATGGTCTTTGGCCGACAGCTCGGAAAGACGAGCGCACCTATTCAGGGCCTCAGCAATCGCTGGGGCTTTTCTCGTTAAGAGGCGCAGCAAATGTCCTGCTCTATTCAATCCAGCAACTACGTGCCGGGCGTTTCCGGTTGGAAGCTTGACCAGGCCACCGGTACCTTCGAGATCAACGGCTTGCCGAGAGAGCGATCGAATACGGTCATCAAAGACGGAAAGCTGGTAATCAGTACAAACGGTGCACCCCAGGTCGTTCTGGGCAACCTTCCGGATCTGCGTGATGCCCAAGAGCTCAAGCCATTCATCGTAGTGGACGGTGTGACCTACATCCGCCAGGGCTTCATCGATGATGCCACCGTCACGAAAGCGCTCATCACGCAGGAGTGTTCTGCACGCATAACAGCCGATTCCGTTATGAGTGCCAGGATATCCGCGCTCGAAGCACAAATTTCGCAGCTTCGCTAACGCTTACAAATGGTCCGCACTCCGCGGGCCTTTCCAGTTTTCGGCTCCACCACACCCATTGCTCCGAGCTGGGAGTGCTGTGTGAGCCGATTCAATTCCGCAGGTCATGGCCTGTCGTATCCCTAACTCCCTGACGGGGAGGAACCGAGATGTCCAACATGCCAGACAAACCAGACACCTGGGCGATAGCGCTTGCGTGGTTGAGCCAGCATTCGCCAATCCTCTATGCGGCTGCGTTGTCCTGTGCGATGGCTGTCCTTCGAATCACCTACGGTGGCGGTACACGGCGCCAGATGATCGTGGAGGGCGCTATCTGTGGTGGCCTGGCCCTGACGATCATCAGCGGGCTTGAGTTCTTCTCTCTCCCCCAGAGCATGGCTACCTTCGTAGGTGGCTGGGTTGGCTTCCTGGGGGTGGAGAAGATCCGGTCCATTGCTGACCGGGTGACTGACTTCAAGCTGCCAGGCCGAAAGGTAGATTAATCCGCGCCACGTTTTCGAATGCGCCAAATCGTGGCGCGGAATCAAGAGGGATGCATATGACGACCATCGCCTACAAAGACGGCGTGATCGCCTATGACGGGCGCCAGACTCGAAACGATCGCATCGTTTCCGACACCGCGCAAAAGTGCCAGGTTGTCGATGGTGTCAGCTTCTTCCTATCGGGCGCGGTATGCGATGAGAAGGCTTTGATCGCCGCCTACTTCGGTACACCCTCAGCGGTTCCCGTGGAGTGTTCAGGCTATGCCGTCGACGGTGGAAAGCTGCTGATGGTCGGCCATGACGATAAGACGGGGATCTGGAAGCAGGATCTCGATTTGGCAAACCCTGACGCAATTGGCAGTGGCTATGCATATGCCATCGCCGCAATGGATATGGGCGCAAGCGCAGAAGACGCAGTTCGCGCCGCCATGAAGCGAGACATCTACACCGGCGGCGCTGTTCGCACGGTGAACATCAAGCAGGACTAAGGATTCCCATGACAGCCAAGCAAACCGACTGGGAGGCAATCGAGCGCGCCTACCGGGCTGGATTGCTTTCCCTGCGCGCCATAGCCTCCGAGCATGGTGTTGCGCACAACACGATCATGAAGCGGGCAGACAAGGAAGGATGGCAGCGTGACCTCACCAGCAAGGTAAGGACTGCCGTAAAGGACAAGGTGACCAGGGCGGTGACCACGGGTGGTGACCATAATAAGCTGGTCACTGACGCGGAGATCATTGAAGAGGCCTCCGATCAAGCTGCTGCTGTAGTGCTTGCCCATAGGTCTGGGTTGGCCCAGTGGAGAGGCATCGCCTCCAAGCTCAGCACATTCCTTTCAGGTGTCACGGTCACGGAAGACAACCACGGCGACTTTGCCCGCTCACTCAACGCAGGCGTAGACGCTCAGCTGAAGGTGATCAAGGGCGAGCGCCAAGCATTCAACCTGGATACGGAAGAGGGCGACAAGACAGTCGACACCCTGGCCGCCATCATGGATGAACTATCGAAGGAAGCCTGACATGAAGCCCGAGCACATGAAGCTGCTCCGGGACAAATACTGGCGCCTGAACAATCTCTACTTCATCACCGACAAGCAGGGCAAGAAAGTCCGCTTCCGGATGACGGACGAGCAGATTGAATACTTCGATGGGATGCATACCCGCAACATCATCCTGAAGGCTCGGCAGCTCGGCTTCACGACTGAGTGCTGCATCATCCAGCTGGACGCCGCACTGTTCGAGTCGGCCAAGTGCGCGCTGATTGCCCATACCCTGAACGACGCAAAGCGCCTGTTCCGGGAGAAGGTGAAGTACGCCTACGACAACCTGCCGAAAGAGATCCGCGCCGCGAACCCGGCGAGCAACGACGCTGCCGGCGAGCTGGTATTCAGCAAGGGCGGCTCGCTCTACGTCAGTACCTCGTTCCGGGGCGGCACGCTGCGTTACCTGCACGTATCCGAATTCGGGAAGATCTGCGCCAAGTTTCCCCACAAGGCGCGCGAGATCGTCACCGGCGCCTTCGAGGCTGTCGCTACCGATTGCTTCGTCACGATTGAATCGACGGCGGAGGGTCGGGCCGGTTACTTCTTCGACTACTCACAAAGTGCCGAGAAGCAGCTGCTGTCCGGCACGCCGCTCGGCAAGCTGGACTGGAAGTTCTTCTTCTTCAGCTGGTGGAAGAACAAGGCCTACTGGCTCGACCCGGCCGAAGCGATCATCCCGCAGCGCCTGACGGACTACTTCAACGAGCTGTTCGCCAAGCACGGCATCGACACCAACCCCGGCCAGCGCGCCTGGTACGCCGCCAAGGAGAAGACCCTCGGCGACGACATGAAGCGGGAATACCCGTCGATACCGGCCGAAGCCTTCCAGCAGTCGATCGAGGGCGCTTACTACGCCCAGCAGTTCACCAAGCTGTATGCCGCTCAGCGCATCGGCACGCTGCCAGACAACAGCCACCTGCCGGTGATGACCTTCTGGGACATCGGCGTCGGCGATTCCACGGCCATCTGGTTCGTGCGTCAGGTCGGCAACGAATATCACGTCATCGATTACTACGAGAATTCCGGCGAAGGCCTGAGGCATTACATGAAGGTGCTTAAGGATAAGGGTTACACCTATTCCGAGCACTGGGGGCCGCATGACATCGAAAACCGTGAGTTCGGCAGTGATGCCAAGAGTCGCAAGGACATCGCCAAAGAGGGCTACGAGATCGACGGCGTGAAATACACCCTGAAGTTTCAGGTTGTCCCGAAGACTGGCGTAGATACTGGCATTGAAGCGGCTCGGGAGATCCTGCCGCGCTGCGTTTTCGATGAATCCAAATGCAGCGAAGGCATCACCCATCTTGAGGCATACCGCAAGGAGTGGGACGACAAGCATGGCTGCTGGAAAGACAAACCGCTGCACGACAGCACGTCGCACGGTGCTGATGCTTGGCGCTACTTCGCTGTCGCCATGACCAAGCGCAAGCCGACACCAACCACCACCACATCCCTGAGAATCTAGCCCATGAGTAATGACCCAAGCATCGCCTTGCCGGCGGTTGAGCGCATGCGCGAGCACTGGGCCATTGTTGATCCGCTGATGGGCGGAACTCAGGCTATGCGCAAGGCCGGCAACAAGCTCCTGCCGCAATACCCGGCTGAGGCTGATGACACTTACAAGGAGCGCCTGGCCCTGTCCACGCTTCTCCCCGCGTATGCCGAGACGGTAAGCAGCAGCACTTCACGGGTGTTCGCTGAGCCTCTTCAGTTGGGTGAGGACGTTCCTGAGCCGATCAAGCTGCTTTCCGCCGACATCGACCTTGGAGGCAATGACCTCAATTCGTGGTCGGTCGAGTGGTTCCGCGAGGCGCTGGCCAAAGGCTTGTGTCACGCGATGATTGAGCATCAGCCAACCCGAGACGCTGAAGGCAACAAGCTGTACAAGACCGTAGCCGAGGAACAAGCGGCTGGGGTTCGCCCTTATGCTGTCATCATCAAGCCGGGCCAGGTGCTCGGCTGGCGCTTCGACGGCGGCAAGCTGATGCAGGTTCGCTACATGGAGTCGGTCGAGGTCGCAGACGGTGAATTCGGCGTCAAGTGCGCGGATCAAGTCCGCGTACTGGAGCCGGGCAGCTGGCGCACCTATCGCAAGCCTGACAATGGCGGCGCATGGGCGGAGCACGACAAGGGCTTGACCAGCCTCACATACATTCCATGGGTGACGTTCTACACGGGCCGCACCGGGCCGATGACGGCTAAGCCGCCACTGCTCGAACTGGCTCACCTGAACGTCAAGCACTGGCAGTCACAGAGCGACCAGGACAACTTGCTGCACGTTGCCCGCGTCCCGCTGCTGTTCGTGTTCACCGATAACGAAGAATTCCAGCTGACTATCAGCTCGGCCAGCGCAACCCGCATGCCGAAGGATGGTAACGCCAAGTACGTCGAGCACACCGGGGCGGCAATCACCGCCGGGCGCGACTCACTGAACGACCTGGTCGATGACATGCGCATGGCCGGGGCCAAGCTGCTCCAGAAGGACAAGCAGGCCGTGAAGACGGCGGCACAGGCCAACGAGGAAGCGGCGCAGGAATTGTCCCCGCTGGCTCGCCTGGCTGGTCAGTTCGCTGACTGCATCGCTCAGCTGCTCCAGATCCTTGCCGACTACGGCAGTCTCGGTGATGGTGGCCACGTCGAAATGCGCGGGAATTTTGACTCGGATTTTGCACCTGAAGTCAGCCTGCCCAACCTGATCAGCATGGCCAACTCCGGCAAGCTCAGCGATGAAACGCTCTACTCCGAAATGCAGCGCCGCGGCGTCATCAGCGACGAACTGGATTGGCCGAAGGAGCTTGCCCGCATACAAACTCAACCCAGCAAAGGCGTGAGCCTGGACGATTAACCCATGGGCAGCGACCAGATCAGCGACACGATCCGCAATGCGGTGCTGCTGGAAAGTCTCAAGTCCAGCGAGGTCGAGAAGTTCGCGCCGTTCCTGCGGCAGATCGACCGGTCGTTGCGCGAGCAGCTGGGAAAGTCGGAACTGACTGAGTTCAAGCGCGCTCGACTCGATGCCATGCTCAAGCAGGTGGATGGAGCGCTGGCCGGCATCCTCACTCAATACACCGATCAGATGCAGCTGGATTTGATGGATGTTGCAGTCTGGCAAGCAACCGCCGAGGCGGTCTTGATCGGCGCTGCGGTGCCGAGCTATACCGCGACCATCCCTGCGCTCGCAACGCTCAAGACAGCAGCCTTCAGGTCGCCCCTCGGCATCAAGGGCGCTGATGGCGGGAAGCTGCTGACACCTTTCATCGAGGACTGGAGCAAAGCCGAGCGATCTAGGGTAACCGGTGCGATACGGCAAGGGTGGTTCGAGGGCAAGACCAGCTCCGAGATCATCCGCACCCTGCGCGGCACCAAGGACATGAAGTACGCGGACGGCCTGCTCGCTATCACAAGCCGCAACGCCGATGCAGTCACTCGCACGGCTGTGCAGCACGTTGCCAGCCAAGCGCGCAATCAGTTCGCAAGGCAGAACAGCGACATCCTGCAGGGCGTGAAGATCATCGCCACGTTGGACGGCCGAACGACTGCTTACTGTCGAGCCGCAGACGGAACCGAGTACGCGATTGAGGAGGGGCCTCGGCCACCTTTTCACATCCGCTGCCGGACCAGCTTCATTCTGATCCTCAAGGATGCGCCGTCAATGGGTGCGCTGGCTGACCGATCGAGCATGAACGGCCAGGTCCAGGCGGATACCAGCTACTACGAGTGGATCAAGACGCAGCCAGCAGCCTTTCAGGACACGGTCATCGGCAAGGCCCGGGCGAAGCTGTTCCGCGATGGCGGGATGACGCCTGAGCAGTTCTCTGACCTGCAGATCGGCAACAACTTCAAGCCGCGCACGCTTGATCAGCTCCGGCAGATGGTGCCAGAGGCATTCGACCGAGCCGGCCTGTAACCACAAACAAAATCATTCAGCCCTGGCAAACGCCGGGGCTTTTTATTGCCTGTCTGTTCGGATGAGCGGGGCGCACTGGGCCGGATGGCCCGAAAACTGGCCGGATGGCCTAGAGAGACGAAATGAAGCTGAAAACAGTTGAAGTGAATGGCAAGCAATACGCTGAAATCCAGGACGACAAGCCGGTTTATGTCGAAGACGACGGTAAGGAGGTGGCGTTTGATGCCCCTGGCACTCGAAGCACCATCACTCGCCTGAACGCTGAAGCCAAGGACAATCGCCAGCGGGCCGAGACTGCCGAGAAGACCGTGAAGGCCTTCGAAGGCATCGACGACCCAGCAGCGGCCAAAAAAGCTCTGGCTACAGTGGCAAATCTCGACGCTAAAACTCTGGTGGATGCCGGAGAGATCGAGAAGGTGAAGGGCGAGATCAGCAAGGCTTATCAGCTACAACTGGACGAACTGACGGCCAAGGCAAGCGGCTTCGAGCAGCAACTGTACGCCGAGAAAATCGGTGGCAGCTTCGCCCGCTCGCAGTTCATCGCCGAGAAGATGGCAGTTCCGGCTGACATGGTTCAGGCCACTTTCGGCAGCAATTTCAAAATCGAAGAAGGCAAGGTCGTCGCCTATGACGCTCAAGGCCAGAAGATTTTCAGTCGCTCCCGCCCGGGAGAGCTGGCCGACTTCAACGAGTCGCTTGAAACCCTCGTCTCGCAGTACCCGCACCGCGACCACATCCTGAAGAGTTCCGATGCCAATGGCGGCGGCGCTCAGGGCGGTGGCGGCGGTAATCCCGGCGCCAAGGGCAACTTTGGCGGCAGCAAAGCAGATCGCGTAGCAGCCATTAAGGCCATGACCGCAACAAGTTAAGGAGCAACTATGTCCCTGTCGAACATGAAGGTATTCAATGAGTACCTCAAGAAAACCACCATCGAAACCCTGGCTCAGGACGTTGAGAAGTTCAACGCCGCCTCCGCTGGCTCCATCCGCCTGACCACTCAAGGCATCGACGGCGACTTCCTGCAAGAGTCGTTCTGGGCTGGCCTGCACAGCGCCCAGCGTCGTGTTGACCGTTACGCAGCCAACGGCACTCAAGCGGCAACCCCGCTGACCCAGAAGCAGTACGACTCGGTGAAGATCGCAGGCGGCTTCGGCCCAATCCTGTGGGAGCCTTCGCAGCTGTCGTGGGTTCAGAAGAACCCGGAGGAAGCCCTGGAAGTGATCAGCCGCAACCTGTCCGAAGCCATCATGTCGGACCAGCTGAACACCGCCATCGCCGCCCTGGTCGCCGCTATTGGCAACCAGCCAACCGCCACCAATGACGTGTCCGCCACCCTCGGCGTGGACTACGTCGCCATCAACAACGCGCACGCGCTGTTCGGTGACGCCTCTCAGCGCCTGATTGCCCAGGTCATGACCGGCGCCATGTACCACAAGCTGATCGGCAAGAACCTGGTCAACGCCGAGAAGCTGTTCACCTTCAGCGGTGTGCAGGTTGTCGACATCCTGGGCAAGGCGGTGATCATCACCGACGCAGCCGCTCTGTACGAGGCTGGCACCCCGAACAAGCAGAAGGTGCTGAGCCTGGCTGACGGCGCTGCGATGGTGATGGACGGTTCCGACCTGATCACCAACATCCAGACCTCCAACGGCAAGGAGCGCATCGAGACCACCATGCAGGCGGATTACACCTTCGGCATGGGTCTCAAAGGATTTACATGGGATACGGCAAACGGCGGCAAGTCGCCAACCAGCGCCGAACTGGCAACGGGTTCGAACTGGGATCTGGTTGCGAACAGCATCAAGGCCTCCGCTGGCGTTATCACCATCGGTGACGCTACCAAGTAATCGAGACGGCGGCCTTTGGGTCGCCTAATCCACCTTCCAGGAGTCCACCATGGACGAGAAAGTCGTTTACGAGAAGCACCCGGTCACCGCTGAGCGCAAGGCTGAACTGCGCCAGAAGGGCTACAAGATCATCGACGCCAAGTTCGCGCCGGATGACTACAAGCACCCCGAGCCGATCAAGGCAGCGAAGTCCGGCGGTGCAAGCCAGAAGGCCGAACAGGAATAACCCATGACCGACTTCATCACTGTTGCAGACGTTGACACATTGCTGGGGTCGGGCTGGGCGGGTGCCGGTGATCCGGTTCTGTCTGTGATGCAGGCCAACGCCTGGCTGACCAGCAAGATAAAGCGTCCTGTCCCCGCCGAAGTACCGGCCGAGATCAAACAGGCCGGCGCCCAAGTTGCAAAAGTCGCCTCGACGGGCGGCCTGTACAAGGCCGTCGAGCGCGAGACGATCAGCGAGACGGTATCGGCTGGTGGCGGCGTCTCTGTAAGCGAAACCTACATTCAGGGATCTGTCGCGCTGTCTTCCGGGGAGAGCTTCGCCATGGCGCTTATCTATCCATGGGTCAATGGCACCAACTCCATCGCGATGGTGAGGGGCTGAGCATGGGCATGAAGGACAAACTTCAGACCAAACTGTCCAAGGCGTTTGACGGAAAGCTGGAAGATGCAGTGAGCCAGATCGTCGGCAGCTACAACGGCCCCGGCGTCTTTGACCCGGTCACCGAAGAAACCACGGCTGAAACGATCACCTACACAGGTCGGGGCGTTATCACCGGCTTCAAGGTCGAGCGCATCGACGGGATCAACATCAAGGTGGGTGATGCGAAGTGCGTCATCCTCAGCAACGAGATAGACGCCGTGCCGGACGTAGGCCACACCATCAGCGCCGGCACTGAAAACTTTCTCGTCCACCTGGTTCTTCCCGATCCAACTGGCGCGACGTACCAGCTTCACCTGCGGAGGGCTTGAGCATGGCAAGAGGCTGGAGCATCCCGCCGAGCCTGTTTATGGGCGCCGTTGAACAGGACCTATCGAAGAAGATCAGGACGATCGCGATTCAGTGCCTGAACGAGGTGGTAATGCGAACACCTGTTGATACCGGTCGCGCACGGGCGAACAACCAGCTATCGATCGGCAAGCCGGTTTATGCCTCGCTTGACGCTTACGATAAGGAAGGTGGCGCCACTATCACGGAAGGCGCAACACGCCTAACAGGGCTTGAGCCATACACCGTTGTTTACATCCAAAATAATCTGCCGTACATCGAGCGTCTGGAGGATGGCTATTCCAAGAAGGCTCCCGCCGGCATGTTCGGCGCAGCATTCAATAGCGTGGCGAGGGCCAACCAATGACCTTCGAACAGATCCGGAACATCGTCACCACGCGCATGACGCAATGGACCGGCATCCCGGCGGCGAGTGTCGACTTCCCGAACAACGCGATATTCGACCCGTCCGGGAAGCCGATTTGGGCAAGGCTGGCCGACGTTCCAGGTCTGTCCTCTACGCCAGAAGTCGGCCTGTCGCCATGCGTGCAGCGCACCGGGATCATCATCATTCAGCTGTTTGTACCCAGCTACAAGGGTACGCTCGCCATCACTCGGGCTGCCGATACGCTGGTGCAGCACTTCGAATTCTTCAGCGAGAGCGGTTTCGACTGTTTCGCGGCCTCGGCCGCAACCCTTGGCGATGACGGCAACGGTTGGTATCAGGTCAACGTTAAAATTCCATATCGCGCCTACTGAGGTCGCTGGAGAGCATCAATGCAAAGCCATGACTACGTGCCGGGCGTATCCGGTTGGAAGTATGAAAATGAAGGATCGTTTGAGCTGAATATCGCTGGTCCCGGAATCGAGTCGCCGCAACCAAAACTGGTCACGATAACTGCCGGTCAGTGGCCTGATCGTGAACTTCCAGCCAATGCGATGGAGCGTTATGCCTTCATCGGCGCCGAGTTGTCGAAGATCCCGGTCAAGTACCGAGAAAGCGCAGAGTTCACGACCGAGGACTTCTCATTTGACCGCGACGGATCGGACTACCGCACCACGCTAACCTATGTTCGGCAAGAGACCTCGGAAGAGGCGCAGGATCGTGCAGAGAAGGCGAAGTCTTCCGGTACGCGAGCCTCGGTGACCAATGGCGTCCTGACTATCACTACCGATGGCGCAGTTCGCTGCCGCATCGGCAATCTGGAGAAGCCAGAGAAGCCAGAGCCCTTCGTGGTAGTTGATGGCGTTGTTTTCGTGAGCGAGGCGTCAATCAAGGATTCCACGATCAAGGCCAAGCTCGCCCCGCAGTGGTCTTTGAAGATGCAGGTCAATGAGCAAGGGCAATACGTTGCCGCCGGTGTCGGACTGGGTATCGGTTCTCAGTTTTTGGTAAGCGCTGACAGATTCAGCATCAATTGCATGTGCGGCGGCGGACCTGTCGGGTTCGGCAAGAAATAAACGCCCCTTCGATCCAGCCAATCCCGCCAAGCGCGGGTTTTTTTATGCCCGCAGAAAGGAGACATTCCCATGTCGTCAGGAGCAAAGGTCGCTACGGCCTATGTTGAAGAAGTAACCCAGGGCGTCACGCCCGCAACTGGCTGGAAAGAGCTGATCCGTACCTCGTTCGGTATCGGCCCAACCCAGAACACCGCAGAAAACAACGAAATTGGCTCGACTCGAATGAGCCAGGGCACCACACCGACCACGGTTGATGTGGCTGGCGCGATCGGCATGAAGTGGCGATACGGCGGCGCAGTCGATGACTTCCTGGAATCGTGCTTCGGCGCGCGCTGGACGGATGACTCCCTGACTATGGGTAATCAGCGCATCAGCTACTCGATCGCCTCCTACGCCAGTGACGTGACCGTTGCGTCTGTGGCTCGCGGCGCGCAAGTGGCCTCGATGGCCTTCACCTTCGGCACCGACAACGACGTCACCATTGACACCACGTTCTCGGCGACCGACTGGGCAGACAAGGCCGACGGTACGAACTTCTTCGTCACGCCAACTCCAGAGCCGGACGGTCCTCGCTTCAACTTCAAGAACTTCACCGCTCTGACGCTGGACGGCGTGGCCGCCTCGGCAGCCAACGGCACCTGCATCAGCGCTATGTCACTGACCTTCGATAACGCTGTCCAGACTCAGCGCTGCCTGGGCTCGGGCGATGCCTTCGCCGGCAGCATCATCCCGACAACCTTCAGCGCCTCCGGCAGCGTCACCGTGGCCTGGTCTGCCGCCTCCTACGCCCTGTACCGCAAACAGCGCACCGGTGAGTCGGTGGCCATGAGCTTCACGCTCGAGAATGCGGACGGTGCTTACACGGTGCTGTTGCCAGAAATGGAAGCGGTCGGCAGCTGGCCGGATGGCGGCGCGACCGACATCATCGAGGTCGAGCTGGCCGTTTCGGCCCGTCGCATCCCGCCAACGATTACTCGCGTGCCTGCTGTTACGCCTTAACCGCTAATAATGCAGAGGCCTGAAAGGGCCTCGTTGCTGGGGTACAGAATGACCTTTATTTTGAAAAAGAAAGATCCGCTCGATGCGGTGTCTACGCGATGGATCGAGCCGGCCCCCGGCCTGCGCCTGAAGATCGGATCGTCCGCTCGATCAGGCTACACCAGCGACTACCGCCAGATTCAGCGACACCTTGAATTCGCCTCGCGCCAGATGGGCGTGGGCACTGAAGAGTTCGACATCCTCAAGAAGTCATCGGTTGAAATACCAGATCCAGACATTCTTTTCGTTGAGCTGGCATGCAAGCACCTGATCCTCGACTGGGAGGGTGTTGCAGAGGCAGAAGACCCAGAAACCCCAGCGCCGTATACGCACGCCCGCGGCGTCGTTCTGGTCGAGCAGATGCCCGAGGTTTACTTCCTCGTCCTGAATGCGGCCAACGACATTGCCCTGCGTCACAAGGAGCAGGTGGCCGACACAGTGGAAAAGCCCTTACCGCCTACCGCTGGGCAGCCGAGTGGGCGGGCCCGGAAAACGAGCGCAAAAGAGAAGTCCACGAAAAGCTAGGGGTTTACATCCCTGAGCCGCCTGAGCTGGACGGTGCAACCACGGACATGCTGGGCGCCTACTACGTCATCAGTCGAGCGCGGCAGTATGTCGGCATGAACGGGGTTCCGGCTCCCTTGTCGGTCGGAGCGCTCAACGATTACCTGGCAGCCTACGGCGAGCAATATGCGCGCGACGAGTTTGACGAGGTGATATTCGCCCTCGATGACGAATTCCGGGATCGCTGGGCCGAAAAGAACAAGCCAGTCGAGAAGTGATGCGACCCCCATGCTATCGTATAGCCATTGCTTTATGACTGGCCAGGGTGGCGCTATGCACATACTTGTAGGGTTGATTGTTATTGTCGCTGCGCTGATTTTCGCGCCTTGGCTCGTCGCTATTGCTGTCGGCCTGATGGCGACCTATTGGGTGTTCGGCGTGGTCATCGTGATTGCTACGATTGCGTGCCTGGTGGCCTGGTCTGCGGTGAAGTCGGCAAAGGGTGTCGGATTCCTGCCTGGCGGGTACACCATCGAGGCGCCGCCGGCTGGAGTTCAGGTAGGCGAGCCGCATTACGAGATCATCGAGCAGAAAGAGGCAAAGCCCGCGCCGGCCATTAGCATGTCGCCATGCGGATCGTGTGGCGAATCAATAAAGCGGCACAGCATGTTTTGTCCGTGTTGCGGGCGAGACCCTAGAACCAAACAGTAAACAAGACCCGCTCCGGCGGGTTTTTTTTCGCCCGGAGAAAAGCCATGACCCAGCATTCTAGCCGCCTGGATATCATCATCGATTCGCGGCAGGCTCAGCGCAACGGCGAGCAACTGCGGATCACCCTGAACAACCTGGTCGTGATTGGCGATCAGGCCGCCAACTCTATGTCTGGAGTCGGGACGGCTGCCCGCGCTGCTGGTACTGCGTTTGCCGCTCTTGGCGCTGGCAGGGTTGTGAGTGAAGTCATTCGCCTGACTGATGCCTTCAAGTCGATGCAGGGTTCGCTTGCTCTCGTCAGTTCGTCGAACTCGGTAGCGACCGATTCGTTCCAGAAACTTCTGACGATGGCGAACAACACCGGCAGCTCGCTTGAGTCGACCGTGTCGCTGTACACCCGGCTAGCAAACGCCACTCGGGGCGCTGGCTACACCACCCAGCAATTGCTTGGTGTTACGGACGCCATCAACAAAGCATTCGTTATCTCCGGCGCCACCATGCAGGAGGCGTCGAACGCCGCGATCCAGCTATCGCAGGGCTTGGCTTCCGGCACACTGCGCGGCGAAGAACTTAACTCCGTGATGGAGCAGGGCCCGCGTATTACTCGCGCCCTGGCTGAATACCTAGGCGTCACCAACGGCCAGATTCGCCAAATGGCGGCTGACGGCAAGATCACTGCCGAAGTGGTCACCAATGCACTGCTCAAGTCGCTGTCATCGCTGAATGGCGAGCTTGAGCGCATGCCGCGCCGGTTCGAGCAGGCATCGACGGCGCTAAAGAACAACTTCCTGGCCGCTGTAGGTCAGATCGACATCAATCCGCTGATCAGCTCCGTGGACGCGCTCGCTACTTCGCTGGCAAAGCCTGAAGTCATCAGCGGCATCCAGTCTATCGCCACCGGCCTTGGCAATGTCGTTGCTATCGGCGGAGACGGCCTTAAAACGGTCGTGACCAACACCGATGCGCTGATGGCGATCACTGGCGCCTACGCTGCAAAGGTTGGCGTGGGACTGGTCAGCTCCTTGGCGCTGGCCTCAAAAGCAAGATACGAGGCAGTAGCTGCCACCCAGGCGCAGATCATCGCAGAGCGTCAGGCTGCCGTTTCTTCTACTGCAGCAGAGGCGCAAGCAAGCCGCAAGGTCGTAGCTGAGCAGGCTACAGCGCTGGCAATTTCTCAGCGCTCACTTGCTGAGGCGGCCGCTGCGCGTGTATCGCAAGCAAGTTCACTTGTGCAGATCGAGGCAGTACAGGCCCAGCTTGTTGCCGATCGCGCGCTTGAGACTCAGCGTCTACAGAGTCAAATTTCCGATGCTGGGCGCCGCCAATCGTTGGCGCGACTTGCTGAGATTCGCCGTACCGAGGCGGTAATTACCGCCCAGCAGACGGCGGCAAGGACTGCGCTAGGGCAGGCGACAACCGCCGAGCTTGCAGCTCAGTCAGCGGTGACCGCCGCAAACGTTCGAATGGCAGCCAGTCGTGAGGCTGATGTCTTGGCCGTCAACGCACAGAGCGCCGCACAGCTTCGGCTGAACGCCGCCCAAAGCATTGGCGCCCGAACTAGCTCCGCCCTCATGGGGCTTGTTGGCGGCCCTATGGGCTTGCTGACAACGGCAATCACCTTGGCTGCCGGTGCGGCAATCTACTTTTCGACCAGTACCGACACCGCAACAAAGTCGCTTATCGATCAGAACCTGACACTGGATGACTCGATATCGAAGTTCGCCCAGCTGAACGCTGAGCAGCAGCGTTCGCAGCGCTTCGAGTGGATCAAGGAGCAGAAGGCGTCGATAGAGGAATCTGGCGATGCAATCAAGCAGTACAGGCTCGACGGCGCCGAAGCATTCCTGCAGATCGGTAATAGCGCCAACGGCTATCGCGAGAAGTTCAACGCGATGGTGCAAGAGGTGCGCGACGGGAAGCGCTCGCTGGATAGCGTCACCGAGTGGGCTCGCACCAACACCACTCTGACCGACGAGCAGATCAACAAGCTGGCGGACTCGGCCACTGCGTACTCGACGAATACGGATCGCGCAGACAAGCTCGGGCAGATGCTTGACCGGGCATCAAGCTCGACCGGATCGCTGACTCAGTCTACTACCGCACTGGCAGGCGTACAGGCCAAGGCCGCAGGTACGCAGGCAGTCAGCGCTGACGCATGGACAAAGTATGTAGACCAGCTGACCAAGGCCCGCGACCTCGTAGGCGCCAACGCTGCCGCCGAGGCCGCATACACCGCCATCAAGATGGGCGCCAATTCGTCGCAGCAAGAGCAAGCCAAGGCCATTGCAACGCAGACCGACCTGCTCAATAAGTACCAGGACGCGGTCAAGGAGAACAACAAAGTCGAGCAGGAGCGACTGAAGGTTCTGCTTGTGGCGAGCTACACCGCCATGCAGGCCGCTGAGGATCTTGCAGCAGCCAAGAAAAAGGCTGACGCAGAAACGGCGAAATCTGCTGAGGACAGCTCTAAGCGTCAAATCACAGCTATAGAGAAGGTCGCTGCAGCCTCCTACGCATCACTGCTTACCAAGCCGGCTGCACAGCAAAACCTTGGTGGTTATGGACTGCTGACCAATGGCGGCACCGCTCCAGCCGCACCGTCTACCCCGCGGAAGACTCCTCAGCAGTTGGCGGATGAGGCTGCAGCACAAGTTATTGCCGGCACCACGCCAAACAAGCCAACAAAAAATCCCAAGGGTCCGAGCGAAAAAGGTGAGCTGAACGCCGCATTGAGCGCCTTCGATGCCCTCTACAAAAAGGCAGACCCGGCAGCACAGGCTGTTCGAGATCTGACCGAGGCACAGGAGAAACTGCAGCTTGCCCTTTCGAAAGGGAAGATCACGCAGGAGCAATATGGTATTGCGCTTGGTCAGGCATCAAAGGATTACGCCGCAGTTATTGAAAAAAGTGGCGAGCTGAGCCAGGCCGAGCAGTATCGACTGCAGATACAGAAGCAACTCCAAACCCAGCAGGAAGCTGCCAACCAGGCAGCTGCTGCTATTGGGCAGGGAACCGAGGAGGCACAACGAGCCTCGGAGCGATTGAAGCTTGAAAGCGATCACAACGACCGAATCCTTGATCTGCGTACCAAGCTTGCCAGGGCGTCAACTGACCAGCAGCGCAAGGATTTACAGGATCAGATCAATATCACCGAAGAGCTATTCCCGCAGCAGGTCGCAATCATGGTGAATGGCTGGGCCAAAGTGGATAAGGCTCAGGCCGACTGGTCGAACGGTGCAAGGTCGGCATTTCAGAACTATGCCGAGCAAGCTGCTGATGTGGCCGGCCAAAGCAAATCGCTATTCACCAATGCTTTCGGCAACATGGAAGACGGCATCATCCAGTTCGTGAAGACCGGGAAGTTGTCATTCAAGGATCTGGCCGACAGCATCATCGCCGACCTGATCCGGATCCAGGTGCAGCAGGCGGCGGTGGGCATCTTCGGCACGATCTTCAGCGGGCTGACCGCCGGTGGCGCTGCTGCCGGCAACGGCCTCGCCGCCGGATCCGCAGGCGCGACGTCCTCCAGTCTCGGAGCATCTGCAGCCGGATACAGCTCGAAGTTCGGTTTCTCTGACGGCGGCTATACCGGTGACGGCGGCAAGTTCGAGCCGAAGGGCGTGGTTCACGGCGGCGAGTTCGTTGTCCGCAAGGAAGCGGTGAGCCAGCCAGGTGCCCGGGAATTCCTCGAGCGCATGAACGCGAACGCCAAAGGGTACGCAGATGGCGGCTACGTTGGCGCAACTGCGGCGGCATCGACCTCCAATTTCGTACCGATCTCGTCGGGCTCGTCCACTGCTCCGGTCATCCAGCAGAGCTTCAGCTTCCAAGGCACACCAGATGACGCGACCGTCAACATGGTGCGCGAGGCGGCAATGCAGGGTGCCAAAGGTGGCTACGAGCTGGTCGTGCGCGACCTGAAAATGAACGGAACCATTCGCCAGCTGATCGCGCGGCGCTAAGCAATCTAAGGAGTACTGCATGGCTCTCACGTGGCCGGCTTCGCTGCGCCCGTCAGAAATGACGTGGGGCATCGTCAACAACAGCAGGGCGTTCACCTCGACGCTCTCGAATGCCCAGCAGATCGTTGGCTACCCGGGCGCCTACTGGCAGTGCACGCTGACCTTCGGGTTGCTGACCAGGGCCCAGGAGCGCGAGCTTTCGTCATTCCTTGGAAGGCTGGACGGGATGTTCGGCACGTTCAACATGCCGGCGTTTACCCGTCGGCGCACGCTGAGCGTTGGATCGCTGAACGTTGTGTCGGGGAATGCACAGGCAAGGTCGATGGTCCTGGCGGGAGCCGCGCCCAGTTCGGCGATATTCAGTTCGGGCGACTACATCACTGTGGCAGGCGAGATGTTCGAGGTTACCGATCCTGCCGCGTCAAGCGCCCAGGGCCAGGTTACGGTGATGCTCAATAAGCGCATCAGAAAAACCCTTACCGCCGGTGCTGCAGTTGAATACCTCAACCCGTATTCCGAAATGCGCATGACGTCCGATACCTGGTCGATGTCCGTCAGGCCCGTTGTCGCCAACGGCTCATACCAATTCAGGGAGGCGTTCTGATGCCCTCAGCATTTCCGTTCAGCCAGAGTGTCGTGAACATCATCGCCACGGGCCGCTTCATGCCTGTGTACGCGGTGCAACTCGATTTCGTCGACGGCATGGTCTTCGCGCACACCGGTACCGGTGATCTGGTGGTAGATGGCATCACTTACCTCGGGGTCGGCAATTTCGGCCAGGTCAGCCAGTCGCAGGAGAGCGACAACTCCGGATCGCCAATGTCGGTCGAGCTGACGCTCAGCGGGTTGGATGCCTACATCCTTTCGGAAACCAACGTCCGGGGCTGTCGCGGGCGAATGGCAAAAGTCATATTCGTGGTGTTCGACGAGGCCGGCAACTACGCGGCGGACATTTTGTTTTCCGGCCGGATGGACGCAGCGAAGTTCTCCTTTGCCGGCAATGGCGAGGACGGCAATAGCATCACCGTCCCAGTGATTGATCGCATGGCCGAATGGAGCCGAACCGGCACCGAGCGCTTCACCGACGAAAACCACCGCGCGCGCCATCAGGGCGACCGGTTCTTCTACGCGATCGCCCAAATGTCCGAATGGCCCATTTACTGGGGCTCGAAGAAGGACGCACCAACATTCACCTATGGAAGCTAGCCATGCGCTACCGAGACTGGACAACCCGTCTGAACGAAACGATCAAGGCCGCCCAAGAGCGGCCTTTTTCATGGGGCGAATTTGACTGCTGCCTGTTCGCAGCGGACTGCACGGCCTCGGTGTGTGGTGTCGATCCGGCGGAGAACTACCGCGGCAAGTACACGACGGAGACCGGCGCCAAGCGGCAGTTGAAGAAACAGCACGGCAGCCTTGAGGCTGCATGGGATGTCCACTTCGCCCGGGTGCCGCTGGGTTTCATCCAGCGCGGCGACGTTGTGCTGTACGACGCCCCCGGCGGCCGAAGCATGGCCGTTTTCTGGGCTGGGGATTACTGGGCTGCCACCGATGACGGTGCGGCTCGGGTTGAGTGCGAGCCATTGGCCGCGTGGAGAATTGAATGAGCGGCGGCGTTAAGAAACTCGCTTCAGTCGTCATCGGCGCGGTGGTTGGTTTTGCTCAGGGCGGCCCCTGGGGTGCTGTGGCTGGCGCAGCGCTTGCCTTTTACGCTGCCGAGCAACAGGAAAAGCTCAACACCAAGTCGCCACTGCGCGATAACGAGCCGTCTGCCCAGACCGTACGCTCCTCGAAGGCGCCGGTGCGCTACATCCTTGGACGCGTTTCCACCGGCGGCGTGCTGGTGTGGGCGCAGGAGCAGGCTGGCGATCAAGGGGAGGGCGAATGGCTGCATCTGGTGTACGTGCTTTGCGAAGGGGCGATCGATGCCCTCGAAAACATCTACCTTGGCGAAGAGGAAATTGGTGCGTTCGGTCCTTTCGCCACCTACGAGCTCGTCGTCGAGCCGACGCAGGTGAATGCATTCCTCAAGGCCAACTGCCCGGACTGGAAAGACTCACAGATCGGTCGTGGTTTGTCCTTTGTCCGCATCTCTCTTTTTTACAGCGCCGAAAAGTTCCCGTCCGGCATCCCCGACACTCGCTTTGTCGTGCGCGGCCGCAAGGACATTTACGATCCACGGAGCAACACGGCGGGCTACAGCGCAAACACTGCGCTGCATCTGCTGTGGTACCTCCGCGCCCGGTGCGGCGTGCCTGACGATGAAATCGTTTTCGAAACTTTCGCGAGTGCCGCGAACGTGTGCGACGAGGCCGTCACCAATGCGGACGGCTCTACCAGCCAGCGCTACCGCAGCGGTTGCGTGATCGGTGCAGACGAGCAGCGAACCGGAGTCCTGCAGAAGCTCGAAGCCGCTGCTGGTGGCCACCTGATCCGAGTTGGTGGTCGCTGGATGTTCCAGGCCGGGGCCTACTACGGGCCGTACGACTTCGAAATCACCGAAGATATGGTGATCGGCACCGTCACGGGTAGCACTGAGCCAACCAACGACTCAGCAATCAACACCGTTCGCGGAACGTTCATCGACCCGTCGCAATCTTGGACGGAAACCGACTATCCCGAGGTCAGCGTAGCCGAGTGGATCGTTGAGGACGGTGGCGAGGCAGCGGAGACGCTGACCTACTCCTATGTCACCGATCCTTACCAAGCGCAGCGTCTGGCGAACATGGAGCTGCGTCGACGCCGAGCCGGTGGCGCAATCAGCATCCCGATGAATTTCGCCGGCTACAACTGCCGGCCGGGCCGCGTGGTTCGGGTGAACCTCCCGTCGCTGAACATCCTTGGCGAGTTCATCGTTTCCGATTGGTCGATGGGCGATCGCGAGGGGTGCACGGTCCAGGTCAAGCAATACGAGCCGGCAATCTTTGATGATGCGGTGGGGCAGCCGTATAACCCGCTGGGGTTTATCAACCTGCCGTCGGGTGGTCTTGGGTCACCAACAGGTCTAACTTGGAATCAGGAAACTGGAGCAGAGGTAGTCCAGGGTGTGCTGTCCTGGGTTGCGCCGGCGGGCATTGTTACCGAGTACGCGGTTATTGTCCGGCAGGGCTCGGGGGTTGCGCAGTCTCACACGATCCAGGCCGCGAGCAACAGCTGCCAAATCAATGGCCTGCCATCTGGCAGCTACACGATGAGCGTTGCGGCAATCGGCCCAATGGCGCGCTCTGGCGAGGTCACCATCACAGTAAGCATTGAGGGGCCGCCAATCCCGGAATCTTGCTCTGTTCAGTCCTCGATCGACTCCATCACCCTGACGCCGAACAACGTGCTTCACGGCCTGAATGGCGGGACTTACGAATATTTCTTCAGCGTTACCCCACAGGCAACCGCTGGCGAATCAACCTATCTGGGGCAGGGCCTGAGCTTTACACACACCGGCCTTGCGTTCTACACGAACTACTATTACTTCATCAGGTCTGCAAACGCGTATGGAAAGAGCGCGTTCCTTTACGTGCCCACCGCAACCTCCAACAACGTGGGCACCTATCTTGATGCTATCAAGGGGAAGGTTGATGAATCATCGTTGGCTCCAGCCCTTAACGGTCGCATCGATCTTATTGATGGCGATGGGCCTGGCTCCGTAAACGCTCGAAATGAGCAGCTTAGAAAGGATCTAGAGGAGCAAATCAAGCCATATGTTGACGCGCTGTTGTGGGACGCAGCAAAGGCTTACGCCAAGGGA